AACAGCACGATCAGCAGCGCAGATGCAGGTTCAAGTCCTGTTGCTTCGACGGGCTTTTCGGTTGAGCAGTCCATCTATTGGCCAGATGGAACACTCGAAAGAGCGTAGAAACCGGCATGGGTCAACCTTATGAAGTAGGTTGCGCGTGAGAGCTGCGAAAGTGCTTCCGGTTCCCGCCCATTTCCGTGACAAGTGGGAGCGTGACGTAATGGCAGTGTAAGGTAGCGCGGCAAAGTACGAATAAATACACTGTGACAGCCCGGAAAGACGGGCACTTCGGAACGTAGGGTATTGGGAGCCTTCCCGCAGGGGCGGGTGATGGGTAATAGGACACCGACTGAACAAGGTAGCCTTGACTCTGTACAGAGCGGTCTTGCAGCGGAAACAGGGGAATAACCACTGAGCAGGTTCGATTCCTGCCGTTCCGATTATGGAAATGAAATACTAACAGGGCAGAGAACTGTTCACAGGGGATGCGAGTGAAGCTGTGACCGACTATGCGTAGTCGGAGCAGAGATAATCACATGTGATGAAGACTTGTGGAACTGAGCTTTGGAAGGACTGCCCACAATGCCCCTTCGCCAAATGGGAAGGCACGGCGCTTTGACCGCCGTATGAGTCAGTTCGATCCTGACAGGGGCTGTTTTCGTCTTGCAGGTGGCTAGGTCCAATATGGGCCACTCTTGCATATGGATTCCATCTGCGATATGCAAAGGCGAGAGTCGGTGGTGGACGCACTGCCGGCGCGCGGTATGTAATGTACACAGGCAGATGCCTGGGCAGGTCTGCGGCTGCAGTACAGAGGCTGACAGTGAGAGTGTCTGCGGGTTCGACTCCCGTCCGCGCAATTTCTACTTTTGGGATGTAGCGAAGTTTGGCATCGCACTTGATTTGGGATCAAGAGATCGCAGGTTCGAATCCTGTCATTCCAATTCCTGCGGATGTGGAATTCACGGGTGTAAGGTGATCGTAATAGTCTAAACTGAATACTTCCAGAGCGCCGTAGAGTGCCAGTCGGGTAACTATGGGCGAACTATCGAAAAATCTGGAGATTATACGAAAACTTCATAAGACGGATCTGTCACAGCTGCGGAACCTGTCGATGCTCTACGACATGTGTCTGGCTATTAAGGATGATGACATCGAGACTGCGAAGGCGGAGATGCACATAGTCAGAGGGAAGGCATCCGTGCTCACCCGCACTGAAGGCGAACCTGCTGTGGACTTATACTGGAAGGCAACGCTGTTCCTTGCTCAGAACCGAGATGTACGGTGCTATTTACTATATCTGGAAAGATATCGCGACTATACTGATCGCTTCTACATGCCTCGAATGAAGCAACTTGAACGGCTCGGACTCATTCAGGCGTTGCAAGATCTGGTGGATGACAAGCTGGATATCCTGACCATCTCGTGTCCGCCTGGTGTAGGCAAAGCACAGCCATTGTACAGTAATGTGCTTACTCCTTCCGGTTTCGTGCCGATGGGACAGATCCATGTTGGTGATGCTGTCATATCGGGAGAAAACAGGCCATGTCATGTCGTCAGCGTTTTCCCTCAGGGGATGAAGCCAGTATATGAGCTGACTTTTGATGATGGAGCCAAGTGCCGGTGCTCTGACGAGCATCTCTGGAAGGTGTGGGTGTGTGATGGTGAGGCTGGAGAGTATCGTATCCTTGAACTGAAGGATATGCTTGGAAACCTGAAAGATAGTGATGGGCGTCTGCGGTATAGAATTGGCCGCTTGTCCGGTGAGAACCCATTCCTTTCATCCGTGGAATATATCGGTGAAGAAGAGTGCCAGTGCATCATGATTGATGATCCGTGCCATCTGTATATAACGGATGACTACATCATCACTCATAACACCACGCTCGCCGAAATGTTCTTGTCTGGCTGGATTGGCTGGGACCCAGATGCTTGCAACCTGTTCAGCTCTCACTCCGGCCACGTCACCAGAATGGTCTACGATGTCATCAACAATATCATCGGCGCAGACCTGAAGAAGGGGCAGACCCCAGAGTATGCATGGCGGGAAATATTTCCGAATGTCGAGATCCAAGATGTCAATGCGAAAGAGGAGACGATTAACCTTGGCAAGTTCAAACCATTCAAGAGCATTACTTTCCGTGCTATTGGTGCTTCTCAGACGGGTGTTACTCGTGCTGATGGCCTTCTTTACTGCGATGACCTTTGTAGCGGAATTGAAGAGGCGCTCTCGAAGGTACGTCTCGATAAACTTTGGCAGAAATACACCACAGACCTGAAGACCCGTAAGAAGGGCGGCAGACATGGCCGGCGTGTAAAGGAGCTACACATCGCCACCAGATGGTCGGTCTGGGACGTCATTGGTCGGCTGCAGAAGCAGTATGCAGGGGATCCGCGCTGTGAATTCATCGCCTATCCGGATATTGATCCGGTGACTGGTGAGAGCAACTGGGAATACGACTACGGAGTCGGCTTTGACCGGAAGTATTTCGAGGATATCCAGAACACGCTGGATGAGATCACCTACAAGTGCCTGTTCAAGAACGAGCCTGTTGAGCGTGAGGGACTTCTGTTTGAGCCAGATATCCTGCGGCGCTTCAAGGAACTTCCGCCAGGGAAGGAACCGGATGCTATATGGGCATTTATGGACCCGAAGGGGAGCGGCACGGACTACAACTGCCTTGGTGTTTTCTACCAGTATGGCGCGGATTACTACATGGAAGATGTGGTCTTCCGAAACGTTGATCCGTATATCTTGGATGACCTGAATGCTGCATGTCTTGTCAGGCACAATGTACAGATCTGTCAGATAGAGTCCAACAAGGAAGGTGTCAGGACAGGCGATGTCATTCAGCAGAAGGTTAAGGAGCGTGGCGGCAGATGCGTGATCGAGAAGAAGTGGTCCGAGGCCAACAAGGAGACACGTATCATCGTCAACTCTCCGTGGGTGATCCAACATGTGCTGTTCCACGAAGCGAAGACTCCAGATAACCCCGATGGATATCTGGCGAATTCTGAATACGGTCAGTTCATGAGCCATCTGACTTCGTATAGCCAGCTGTCGAAGAACACGAACGATGATGCTCCGGATATGGTGACAATGCTTGCGATGCATGAAGGTGGATATGGCGCTCCCGTGGTGGCGAGTATCTATGGCAGTGTGATGTAAAGGGAATGGGAATGATAGACAGACAAGTGCTGATTGAGTATAACGACCTTTGCATGCAGGTCGAGGAGACGCAGAGACAGCTCGATAAGCTGATCGAAGCGGAAAAGGAAGTGCTCCACGACTCTGTTAAGGGGTCGAATCCCAATTTCCCTTTTGAACCCATCACATTCCATATTGCCGGAGTCGCCAATAAGCTGACGAGTGACGACATCGTGAAGATGAAGTATATCCTGAGGGAGCGAGAGAAGGCCGTTAAGGACAAGCGGCTGGAAGTTGAAGCCTGGATAAACACTATCCCTGTCAGGATGCAGCGTATCGTCCGCATGAAGTTTCTGGAAGGAATGACGTGGCAGGATGTTGCACTTAGGCTAGGTGCAAAGAGCGTTTCCGGTGATGCCATCAGGAAAGAATTCTGGAGTTTTTTGGAGAAGTCACAGAGCGAGATTGATTGACGGAAATTTTTTCAAAAAATTCAAAAAGCCTGTTGACAGTTCCGTTTTTTCCGCACATTGTGAAAATTGAGATAGAGTAATTATAACAGGGACACTTTGGGCATTTCCGCTCATGGTGTCTTTTTTATGCCCAAAACGGGGTGGAAACATGAAGAAGATAGATATGAGGTGTGGATCCTGTGGGAAACTTCTCGCAAGGACCAACGGAAATACTGAGATTGTCTGCCCACGTTGTGGCTCGCTCAATACCTACGACCCCAAAACGAATACGGTTGACTGTCAGGTAAGGAAGAAGATACGGAACACATCGTCTGGCACGACGTTCCGATGATAGGTGGTGATTAACGGTGATGACTGGAGCATATCTCAAGGAGTTTGAGCTGGAACTGCTTGGCCGTAAAAGGATTTATACCGATGCTGACGAGATTACCGTTGATAACATCTTCTCGGTGCTGAGTCAGGCGATGACTATTCACGAAATAAACATGCAGGAGATCCTCT